ACGGCACTACCCTGCTGGAGCGATTCGACAGCCGTGATGTCGAGACTGGCAAGGCTCTAATCCGCAGGCTCAAGGACTATTACCAGATGGCTGGGATGGCTGAAAAGAAAGTTTAACTATTTCACTTTTTTGCTTGCATCGTATTACCATTCCCATTTCATCCGACTCTATGAAGCACCTGTTCTCCCTTCTGGCTCTCTGTTCTTTTGGACAAGCCAAGCCTACCGAGTCAATCATTTCAGAGAAGTTCTTGGACTCAGTCGCTATGATTGAATCCAACTTCAACCCCAATGCCGTAGGGGACAAGGGAAAGGCTCTGGGGGCTTACCAGTTGCACCAAGAGGCTTGGATTGATGCTTGCAAGTGGATGGAATATAATGACAAAGGTGCATTCGTTGACAATTACGCTTGGATGATTGGTCATATTGGTGACCAATGGAAGACACGAGCCAAAGACCCTATTATTTCTCGTGAGGTCGCTAAGGCTTACTTCCTCCTGCTTTACTACCGCTTCCAGAGGCGTGGCATCAAGCCTACTAATATCCAACTCTATATGGCGTACAATATGGGGTTCGGTAGTGCGGCTAAGGCTGACTTCATTTACAACTCCTTCAAACTGGATGACGCTCGTGCCTGCATCTTGAAGCGAGCCAACTTTATTATTTCCCAATGAAAACTAAAACCAAACGCCTTTTACGAACCTCTGAAGAAATGCTAACTGTTCGCCTGCCTAATAAACTTCTCAAGTCAATCACAAAGATTGCAAAAAATATCGCTATGACTCGCTCTGAATTTGTTAGAACTATTATGCAGAAAGAAGTTGACACTCATCCCCTATCGTAATACCTTACTCCTATGTCCGACCACTCCTATTCTACTTCCTACGACTCACTTTTTAATCCCACCTCTATGAACCGCAATACGCCTGAACAGCAAACTGAACTCAACATCGCTCTGGTTAATGCTCTCTCTGAGACGCAAGACATCGTTGCCGACTCGACCAATCCTTTCCATAAGAATTCCTATGCCAGCCTCTCCAAGCATCTTGAAACCCTCAAGCCTATCTTTAAGAAGCACGGACTTGCAGTCCTCCAGTTCCCTATTGGAAGCGAGGGTGCTGTCGGAGTTCGTACCATCCTCATCCACGCCTCTGGTGGCTCTGTTGAGGCTGATGCTCTCATTCCTGCTGACAAGGAAATGTCTGGTCAGGACGCTGGGTCTATCTATTCTTATCTCCGCAGGTATGCTCTGGCTTCTGTGGCTGGCGTGGCTACTGAAGACTGCGATGCAGAGACTAATCGTCTGGCTAAGTCTGGCTCTAAGCCGAGTGCCTATGTTGCAAAGCCTGTGGCTCGCCCTGCTCAAGGTGTGACTGTTAATCCCGCTAAGCCTGCTCCTCTTGGTTTCGTGGCTGTCGCTCCCTTTGGTGACCGCAAGGGTACGCCTCTCAGCGACCTACCTCTGACTGAAGCCAATCGTGAAGTGAAGTTTGGTGACCTCAGTTACTTCGCTACTCGCTGGACTCCCAAGCCCTTTGGTGACAACCTAACTGTCTCTGCCAAGGATGCCAACACCAAGGCTGAGGCTGTCCGTCTCTGGGAGCAGTCACAGAACCCCTCTGCCGCCCCTGTGAGCGAGGATGCCATCCCCTTCTAACCCTTACCCATCATACCTATGACCCTCACCGCCAAGCCCTATAACAACTCGCAGTACATCGTTCTCAGCGATGGTCGAGTCGCTCGTCTCCTGAAGCCGACCAAGATTCACAACCAGACCTACATCAATCTCATCATCAACAAGAAGATGAAGCGTGTTAACACCGCCACGCTGATGCAGGTTCTGTTCCCTGAGGATGGAGTACGAGCCTAAGTCCAAGGGAGTATCCTACCTAAGACACGCAATCATCGCTCAGAAGAAACGCCCTAACAGTAAATTCGTTACCATACCTATGAAGCAAGCAGAAGAAATTATGACCCAGTCGGCTGACTTCAAGTCAGTCCAAGGGCAGTTCGTGGCAACGCAGAACTCTGTTAGGGCGGCTTCCTTGATGCTGTGTATCCACGCTAAGGAACTCTGTGAGCGTCTGAATGCTCCGACCCCATCAAACCTGCTCAACGACCTTGCAGAGGCTCGTAATAGGCTTTTAGTCCTACAGCGTGTAGGTGACCGCTTAGCCCTGCAAAGTGACAACGCTGGCACAGTCTCTGACTGGAACAACGCTCGCCAACTCTAATGAAACTCAATAAGAAAGGGGTGAAGCAATTCCCTGACAACATCATAGACGATGAAAAGTTTGTCTATAAGACTGCTACAATCCAAGATACTAAAACTGTCTGGAAGAATCTAAAGAAGTGCAGAGGCAATGCCTTTGTGTTTAAACTTACTCCTCCGTGGCAGGGTCACGAGTATGTACTAGAGTCTACACTTCCGTCTGAGATGATGTACTTCAAGTGCGACAAGCACGGAAAGGTAAAGGACTTCACAAACCTTTCTCTTAACCTTGAAACAGAGGGCTACGAAATCCTATGACCCTTCTTCACGCATATCGCCTAGCACTCATTGAAGGGCTTACCGCCAAGCAAGCGGGTGCTAGGTTTAATCTTAATCACGCTTCTATTGCCAAGTGCAAGACACGCTATGGTCTTCCTACGCTTCGTAATGAATGGGACGCTGGAGTGGAAGAACAGATGAATAAAATGAATAACACGCAGTTGCTTTCTTATTATAAGGCTATTGAATTACCAAAGAATGCTAAATCAATTCGTGAACAACGCATCTGTAATATTCTTATGCAGAAACGAAACTTAAAATGACAAATAAAAAACCTATTGATGGTTATTTAAAGATTACAGGAGTTAACTACCCTGTAAATGTATTCAAAGGATGGAGCAGAACCTATTGCAAAAATGTACAGAAACAAGCAATGAAACTTGCAGAAGAAAACGCTATTCGTTGGTCTGCACTTTTTGCTAAACCTTTAAACAAATGGAAACCCCATCTCTAATTTTCTACGAACACAATCTGGATGACTCGCAGGTGCAGAGCCTTGCCAAGAGCGTATTAAACCTAGGCAACGAGTGCCGTGCTTGGGCAGAGGAGAACGCCCGCCTCAAGGACGAGATTGAGCGACTCAATAACCTCATCATTTCTGGTGGTGCTGTAAACCCAGACGCATCAGTCTATCAATAATGATTCACGAATTCCGTAATCCTGTCCCAGTCAGCACCGACATCGGCTATGGCTGGCTGATGTATGTACGGGATGGAGGCACTTGGTCTAACGACATTTTTGCTGTTGTGTTGGAGAAGGATGGTGTCATCCGTCATATGCGTACAGACCAGTTTAAGGTTCTACAGAATCCCACTTTCGATATCACAAATGAGCAAACTAATTAAGTTCGTAGCCGTGGGAGACAACCACGGAGATATGGTGGATAAGGATGTTGCATCCGAGTTCTACAAGTTTCTTAAGTGGTTCGACCCAGATGAAATCATTCACCTAGGGGATAACTGGGACTTTCGCAGTATTAGAAGGGGTGCTGGTCGCAAAGAAGAAAACGAGTCGCTAGTTGCTGATGTGAAGGCTGGCAAGGATTTCATCAACAGGGTGCAACCTACTGTATTCTTAAACGGAAATCACGATGACCGCCTTGGACAAATCATCAATGGTTCTACCAGCGGTATGATGATAGACTACTGCTACGAACTTAAAAATGACATCTACGACCATCTCTTAAAAAATGGCTGTAAAAGGATTTACGACTACCACGCTGAAGATGGCGTACACACTCTTGGCAAGGTCAAGTTCGTACACGGATATACCTGCGGCACTCGTGCTGTGGAGGAACACGCTATTCATTACGCAGAGCCTCAGGGTGCTGTTATTATGGGACACCTGCATTCTATCCAGCAGGTCAACGCTAAGAAGCACCACGGAGCAGTAGGCTTCTCTGGTGGCTGTCTGTGCGTCAAGACGATGGACTATAGTAAGAATCGCCTAGCCACCAGCAAGTGGGGGTCAGGCTGGACTTATGGGTTCGTCCAAGGGAACGACTGGAAGGTCTGGCAGGCTCACCGAGTCGGAAAGAAATTCATTTACTCTATCAAAGGACTATGAACATTTCTAAGTTAAACAAACTACAGTCTATGCTTTCTAAGTGGAGCGTGGACACACCGCTTAAAGGATTCTACACCTGCCGTCAGTTGGCAAAGAAATGGGATATCAATGAACGCACAACATCAATCAGAATTAGAAACTTTCTTGATGCTGGCATTATGGAAACCGCTAAATTTAAAGTTAAATCTGGAATGGTAATAAGACCTATTCCACACTACCGAATCATCAATAAATAATATGACTAACGCAGACAAACTTAAAGAATTTCTTAACAACTTCGATGAACGCATCGTGGTCGTAGATGGGTGTGAACACGCTTTTATTGGTGTGTCTAACACGCCTAATGGTTACAGAGCCGTGTACTCAACTGAACGCATTATTGCAAATATGATGGAAGAAGATTTAATGGTTTTTGATGAAGCAGAAGAACACCTGCACACAAATATCCTTGGTAAAGATTTCGGTGATAACTCGCCCGTGTTTGTAGATATTATCCCAGAAGAATTCTGGAAAGATGATTCTACCGAGTTAGGTGACCGAGCCAACTGATGGTCGCAAGTATTTGTAGGTCTTAGTTACTGCAATAACTAGCAGGTCAAGCACAGCGAACCCCACGCCTGCACCTGCAATCCAAGGAAACCAAGGTGAATCAAAAATCCACGCAGAGCCTGTCGCTAGTCCACCTGCTAGCATCATAATAACCCCAGAGACTTTGCGTGGTGAGAACGCTAGGAGCAATACACCAGCAGTAAAGACAGCACCACCGATACAACTGCACATCCAGAGAACCTTGCTCTTCATTTCCCTTTGCTTCTCCTTCTCCGCATTCTGTGCTTCTGCCTTTGCAATAGCGATGGTGCTTTCTTGCTCCTCTACGATAGCCCATATCTTATCCGTATCCGCATCTACCTTAGACGCTTCTTCTTTATCTTTTTTGACCGCTATCTTGTCTTGTTCTCGAATAATCCTTTTGAACTCTTCGACCCTAACGACAGACGGCTTTGAGATTCCGCTGAGTCTGATGACTTGCCCTTCAATGAGTTCTCTACCCACTCCAGAGGGAATGGAAGGAGCGACAGCAGTAAGGGCAGAAGCCGACTCGCTAACAACCTCTTCGACCTTCTTGATGTAGATGTCTTTCTCATTGTTATTTATAATAACTGGCTGAGGTTTAGGTGCAGTGGTGCAACCCGCTAAGGTTACAAACATAAATAGCATTGTTAGTCTTTGTAAACTCATTTGGTTTGTTGTGTGAACTTACGCTTAATCCAAGCAAAGATATCTGGGGCTAGAGAACCAGCAGAAGCATAAATAACGCTCTTCAGCATAGGGTCTAGGCTTGAACCATTAATAGCAAAATAGCAAAGCGTTCCAACGATACCACCTGCAATCATCTTGCGAATCCAGATGATAGGTTGCCACTTCTGTTCAGAGATAACAAGCCGTGCGAATGCTCCAGCCGCACCAAGTACAGCAACTATCCATCCACCCTTCTTGAACTCTTCTGCTGTCTGTGCCAGCGTGGGGTCTATGGGACTCATTGTTTAGGCTCTTCCCTTTGGACTCTCCGCTTGGCTTGTTCAAGGTCTTGATAGATTCCCATCATTGCCTTGTTAGGATTGTATACCTTGAACTTGTCAGCCTGTACCATAATCATCCATCCGATGCCATTGCTATAGATGTTTCCGTTAGGACTCTTGTCATAAACCCAGCCTCTCCAAGCCCTCTGAGTGGGTGTGGGGGCGGCAGGAATCGGGGCAGGAGTTAAAGGGGCTACAGGGGCAGGTGTAGGCGTTCCAGCGGGGGGTGGCGGGGCGGTTGTACCCTTAGGAACAGCAGGTGCTGTGGGGGGTCTAGGGAAGGCAGGCGTTCCATTAGGTTTTCCAGCAGGAAGAGCAGGGGTAGCAGGAGGTCTAGGGAAGGCAGGCGTACCGCTAGGGGTAGGTCTTGGCAGTCCAGCAGGTACAGGAGGAGCAGGGTTAGGGAAGGCAGGGTTACCTCTAGATGTAGGCTTAGGAATTCCAGCGGCTTCAACATCAGCACTTTCTCCTTGGTCTGCATTGTACTCGCCAATCTGTTGATGCACTTGGTCTGAATCAAGGTTAGCACCCTCTTCCATATCAAGCCTAGCGTCACCACGCTTGCGGTCTATCTCAGCGGTGGCTTGGTCAGACTCAAGGCTAGCACCTTCTTCCATATCTCCACGATTAGCCGCTTGTCTTTCTTGGATGTTATGACCTTCAACATCAGCACCCTCAGCCATATCAGCCTCGTGAGCCTGTAATGCTCTTTGCGAATGCTCAGAGGCATCCTTAAGAAAATGCTTGTCAAGTTTGTCAAGTGTCTCTGCCAACTTATTAAGAACCTCCTTGGGAGTAAATGTATGAGTAGGGTCAGA